AAAGATAGCTATGTTTTTAAAGGTGAAACATTAGTTCTTATTGATCAAAAAGGAAAAGAAGAAAAAATTGAAAATCCAAAAAAATCAGAACTACCAGATATTGGAGAAGTAGGATTTCCAGGTTTTGAAGGTAAGACATCTGAAGTTATGGTTATGCATGGTGAGAAAAAAGATGAAGAGTTCGAAGTTGAAATCGGAAAAGGAAAAGCTGACGTTAATGATCTTGTTCATTATCTCGACTCATTAAAGGAAGTATCTGAGTCAGTTATTCAGGAAAGAGAAGGTTCTGGATTAGCAGAATCATATCCAGAGTTGGATGAAAAAATCTGGGAAGCTGTAAGTGATGAATGGGAGTCTGTTCGTCGTAAATACGAACTATTTGGCGGAACAGATGGAGAAGAGGGGCATGTAGAAGAGATTGAGCATAAATCTCGTAGTGGGTTCATTTCTCATAATGATGGTGGATACCAAGGAAATGGATTTACAACAATTGGATTTATGATTGGTTCTGGTATTCAAAATACTTTGCCAAATAAAGCTAAAGAACAAATTGAACATTTTTATGATCTTGGAATTAAGCAAGCTTTGGAGCAGTTCAAGGAAGACTTTAAAGAAGAGATTAAAGATATTCCAGAAGATAAGCTTAATTATCATGACCTATATGAAATGGGTGAAGGTGATTTAGCAGAACAACTTTCAAGCCTTGAGTCTGAGGCAAATACAGATGAGCAATCAACTGTCATGTTTAGTCTTATTGCAATGTACAACAATGGCGGTTCTGATGGTGAGCACTCATTTACAATTCAAGGTGTTGTAAATTGGGAAGCTCCATATCATCGCAATAAATCTCAATTTGAAGATTATTACGAAGCTGAAGTTGAATTTACAGAAGAAGAAATTAAAAAAGACTTAAAGGGTGTTGTTGAAAAAGTTAAGGCAGAGCTTAAGAAAGCAAAAGAACATTTAGGAGCATAAAATGAGAAAACTTCATGGAACATATTCTGAGGGTGTAGCTGGTGGATCTTATCGTACTCAAGACGAAAAACCAGGATCTATTGGTGGAGCAGTTGTAGAGGCAGATCCATCAGTTAAGCCACCTGAGAAGTGGTTCAAAATGATGTCAAATGACGTTAAGAAGAAAAACCCTTCTTATTCTGATGATCAAGTTCAAAAGACTATTGGTGATATTTGGTATCACAAATTGACTACAGCAAAGAAAAAAGAAATTCGTGGTCGTGAAGGTAAACATTTCGGTCATGCTGAGTCTGTAGAGGAAGCAGAAAACAAAAAACTTTCTGATTTTAAGGATGCTGTTAAAAAAGAATGGGAATCGGAAGGTAATGTAAAAATTGGAAAAAATGATAAATTCAAAAAAGAAGGAAAATATTTATGGGCACACTATTGGGAAGATGGTCAAATTCTTAGAAGAGACTTATACTTTTTTGATGAGCATGGTTTAAGTCTTCATGCGGCAGAACAAAGATATGGAGAGGGTGATAAATGGGTAAATGTAAATATGGGGGAGTCTGTAATTGAAGCTGCTGAAAAAATTCTTGGAAAAGACAAAATGATTCAAATGGCAAAAGAGCTTGAGTTTGATATCAACGCAGCTCTTGATGAAAAAGGAATTAAGCCAGCAGATGGAAAAGAAATTAAAGTTATCGCAAGTGATTATTCAGAGCCATATGTTGGCGAAGCTAAGAAATACAAATATCCAGAAATGATGGGCATTAAAATTGTATCAGGATCAAATATTTTCCTAACTCTTCGTGGCGATGGAAAATTTATTCCAGAGGGGAAAATATTGTCTGGAAAAGGTCTTTCAAAAGAAGAAGTTATTGAGATGGTTTGTGATGATGTTGCTGAGTGGGGAAGTCGAGCAATGAAGGCTGATAAAAAAGGTGAATCTGTAAATGAATCATACAAATTTACAGAAAAAGAAGAAGAATTCGTATTAAATCATCCTGCATATACAACTGTTACAAAGATGAATGCATCAGAAAAATCAGTATTTGTTCAAGATGCACTACATTTTGGATTTAAAGAATTAGCAGATAATGTTGAGAAAATGTCTGTAGAAGAATTTGAAGATTTCTTGGTAAATGAAGTTGGCGCATTAGATGAGTCAGCACTTAAAACTCCAAGAAAAATTATCCGTACTCAGCCAATTAAATACGCTGGAGTAAATGATGTTATTTTGATTAAACATCCAGAAGGATATACAATTTCAAAAAGAACTGGTCATGGTCTTATTGATGTGGATGGAGCTAAGGAGTTAATTGATGCTGAAGAAAAGTTCCATAAATTGGTAAAAGAATTGAGTCCAAAAGATGAGTCTGTAAATGAGATGGCAAAAGGAGATGAGCCATTATCAAATGGTGATGTTGTAAAGGTTATTACTGGAAAAAAATATGGAAGAAATAAGGCTGATACAGGAGTTGTGAATCGTATAGATGGCGACAGTGTAAATGTATTTTTAAAAGATCAATATATCGGCACTTGGTTTAATAAAAATGAATTGAAGCGCATTGGTTCTACTAACAAAAAAACAGAAGGCCAAGACATTACAAAAGTAGCTGGTCAAGGATGCAAGAATTATGATGATTCAACTGATCAGTGTTTGGATGAGAAAAAAGAAAAATGGGTAATCCGAGATTGGGCTGGAAATTATCCATTTGAAAAGAACCCACATCAAGGTGCAGTAAAACTTGGCGGAAAATCAGTTAATACATTTGATTCAGAAGAAGAAGCTGAAGAGTTTCTCTCAAATCATCTTGGTGACAAATATGATGCTGAACGTGGAGAGTATGAAATTATGAAAGAATCTGTAGGTAATATAAAAGGACAGGATTTACATAAGAAAATTAAACATAATGGCGTTGAGTACGATGTTTCAATTGAGAAAGAAATGAATGGCTATAATGCAGTTGTTAAGCATGATGGAGATATTATGCTTGATAAGGTATTTAAAACATACAATGAGGCAGAAGAAGCTATTATGTTGATGCTTGATAAGTATCAAATTTCATCTGTTACTGAAGATAAAAATCCTATTGCAGACTACGAAGTAACTGTAGAGATTCCAGTTGAACAAGCTGCTGAGATGGTAAGCAAAAAAGGTGATTTAAAGAAAGCCTTGGATCTAGATTATATGGAGCTAGGTGGATACGATGTTGATCCAACAAAATATAATCTTCCAAAAGGATTTGATGGAGCCGATGTTTATTTCAAAAATGCTGTAAAACAAGCGATTTATTCTGCCGATGAGTTTGCCGCATTGTCTGCATATCATAAGGCAGCTATCGATGCTGTGGTGGAGCGATTTGAAAAAGTAGAGCCAACTACAATGGAATATGCTGGCGATACTTCAAAAGGTGAGCAAAGCTTTGTTAGTGCAGTAGCTGGAGTAACATCTGCTCATTACGATAAAGATTCAGGCAAGGTAGTTGTTACTATCAAAAATCCACATCATTTAATTAACGGAATTATTTCTGGAGTTGGATTCTTTGGTGTAGATTTGCCTATTGATGAAAAAATTGATGAAAAAGAAACAATGGATCGCCTACATAACATCATTGATTATTATGATGTTTGGGGTGAAAGAATTCCTGAGATTGATGAACGAGCTACCGAAAATGCTTCTTGGGATGATGATATGTTTAAAGAAGAGCTTATCTTCAGAATTGGCGAAACAACTGAAGCTGATCTCATTGAAGATTTATTGGAAATTCCAAAAGATGAAGAAATTGATATGGATCAAATTATGAAAATTAAAGGAAATCCATTCGAGAAAAAAGATCTTGAGAAGATTATCAATAAGATTGAACGAATTCGCGCAAAACATAAAGAAGCTGATGATATTAAATACGAAGCAAAACAATTAAAAGAAGATGATATTGGTGATGATCCTGCTGTATATGTCGGTACTTATGGAAAATATACTGGTGGAAGCATTGATGGTGCTTGGGTAAGCCTCAATAAATATCCAACAAAAGATGAGTTCTATGAGTACATTAAAGAACTTCATAAGGATGAAGAAGACCCTGAATTTATGTTTCAAGACTATCAAAATTTTCCAGAGAAATATTACAGTGAATCTGGATTAGATGATGGTATTTGGGATTGGTTAGCTCTTGATGAAGATGATCGTGAAATGCTTGAGGCTTACATTGAAGCAACAGGCGACGATAAAGTATCTATTGATGATGCTAAAGATAAGTTCCAAGGGAAATATGATTCCAAGGAAGATTGGGCGCAGGAATTTATCGATCAATCAGGCGGCCTTGGTGATAGTGCTCATTATTACCTGTCTATATCAGATCTTGATGCAAGATTAATTGCACAAGATGAGGCGACTTCTTTAGCTGAAAATATGCGATATAGTCTTAAAAAAGAAGATTATGAAGAGGTATTTGATCGCACAGATAAATTTAAAGAAGAGTATGAAGCGTTAAAGGAAAAGATGGAGTCTGAAGAAGACGAAGATAAGGTTGATGAAATAAAATCAGAGATTGAAAAGCTTGCAGAGAAATCCATTGAAGAATGGGAGAGCGAATACTCTGATGAGGTTGAGGAAAAGATTAAAGATGATGTCGTTGGATATTTTGTTGATGAGCAAGGCTCTTATTCTTTAGAGGATCTAGCGAAGCAACCATTTATTTCTATTGATTATGAAAAATATGTTCGTGATACAGAGATGAATGGAGATGTAAATTTCGTTAAACATAATGGTGAATACTGGGTATTCTGGGGGCATTAATGAAAGCAAGAGTTACGTTACCATTAGTAGTTCAATGGCAAAGAGATGGTGGAGAATACTTTATTAATGATGTTTCCATTAAAGATGGAGAATCAATTATTAATGATATTCATCAAGATGTTATTGAACACATAATGGAAAATCTTGAGCATGATTATGCTGGCGATCCAAAAGTAAAGGGTGAGTATGAGATCGATGTTGAAGACATTGATGTAGAAGTTGATTTCAAGTACGCAAAAGGAACTCCAGATAAATACAGTAGTTCACATGGAAACTGGCTTCCTGGAGATCCTGACGATATTGATATTAAATCAATATCTGTTGGAAAGGTTGACGTATCTGATGCCATTTCAGAACGTGATATGGACAGCATTTATGATAAAATTATGGATGAGGTAGGCATGGATGAATCAAAGCGTTATAAGCATTCTATGCAAAATATTGAAAAGAGACTTGAAAGTAAACTGCGTCGCGGTAAGATTAAATCTAAGCTTGTAGGTAAGGATTCTAAAATTCCTGGTTTTTCGTATTGGTTTAAAAAGTAATTTTTCCAACTGATTGGAAAAAGGGAGCATGGATGTCTAAGAGATTACTTATTGATTATCAAGGTACTGCCACACTTGAACTCAATGAAGATAAAAATGGTGTAGTAAAAATTCGTGGAGAATTTGGTAAAGCTGATATTCCAACTGCAAATGGTCGTATTTATCCTCGTAAGCTTTGGGAGAGAGAAATTGAAAAAATTAAGCCGTTAATGGAAAGCGGCCAAGTAATGGGCCACCTTAATCATCCAAAGGATGGAAAAACTGATCTTAAGGAAATCGCCATTATCATGAATGACTTATATATAGAGCCAGATGGTCGAGTCATGGGTGAAGCAACTATTGTTGATAATCTCCATGGGCAGCAGTACATGGCAATCACAAAGGCTGGCGGAAAAGTCGGTGTCTCTTCTCGCGGTATGGGATCTACAAAAATGGGAGAAGGTAAATATTCTGGCCATGAAGTTGTAGATGAAGACTATGAGTATATGACACATGACTTGGTAGCAGATCCTGCTGTGAAGACAAGTTATCCAAAAATAGTAGAGAATGTTAAAAAAGATGTAACGATTCAGAAAGTTGAATCGAAGGAGATTGTTATGGAAGCAAAGACTTATACAGAAGAAGAAGTTCAAAAAAAGCTTGAAGAGCAAAAGGCTTTGTTTGCAGATCAATTGGTTGCAAAAACTTCTGAACTTAAAGAATCTATCGAGAAGGAATTGATTGCAAAACAATCAAAATCTGAAATCGTAGAATTGAAAGAGCACTTCGATAAGATTTTGCCTCTTTTAAAAACTGAATCGAAAGAAGAAGTTTCAGAAGCAAAAGATAAAGAGATTGCAGATCTTAAGTTGCAACTTGAAGAAAAAGACAAAGAAATTAAAGAACTTCAAGAGGGCGCAAAGCAGATCACAGATGGCGCTCGTCGTATTGCAATGTCTTTGCAGTTTGAAAGAGAAGTGAGCCTTCTTGAATCAGAAGATAAACAAGATCTTAAAGAATCAGTTGGTGACATGAAGCAATATAAAAATGATGCTGATCTTTCTGAGGCTATTAAAAAAGCTAAAAAGAAGATTGCTGATAAGAAGAAAATGAAAGCTGAAGCTAAGAAAAAAATGGAAGATATTGAGAAAAAATATCAAGCTCAGCTCGATGAAGCAAACTTGAGACTTAAAAAAATTGAAGAGTCTGTGAAGCAAAAAGATGAGCAACTTAAGAAAGCTCTTGAGGAGCAACGTAAGATTGCAGCACAAATTTATATTGAAAAACGCATTGAAGGTAATCCAAATGCGCAAAAGATACGCAAAATCTGCGAGGGTGTTCAAGAAAAAGCAAAGATTGATAAAATTGTTGAACAATACGGTGTTGATACGAAGCTCGTAGAAGAGTATAATATTATTCAGAATAGAATCAATCGTCTCGATGCGGTTAAGCAAACTACGATTGTTGAAGATCAGGTGAATAAAGCTAAAGGTGAAAAAACCATGGCTGAATCATCTGAACAAGACAATAACGTAGATGCTGAGATTGCAGAGGCAACTGGCGGTTGAAAAATAACTTAACCCAAGGAGAGGGAAATGGAACAAAGACAATTGAATGAGATGAAGAGCGAACTCTCTTCAGACAGTTTCCTAAAGAGTCCTCAGCGTAAGGCTCTTATCGAGAGATGGCAGAAGCATATTCCTGCTACAATTAAAGGTGAGTACAACAAGTATGTACTAGCCTCATTGTACGAGAATCAGCTTAACGAACTTAAGCAGTTCAAAGATAAGCACATGATTGGTGAGGACACTACAACGTCCAACACAGCACCATTCATCAAGTACACATTCCCATTGCTTCGTCGTGTATGGCCGTCACTGATCGCACCTGAGATCGTGTCTGTTCAGCCGATGACAGCTCCAGTCGGAGCGATCTTTTACTTCGAATTGAAGTATGGAACGTCAAAGGGATCTACTGCTGCTGGTGATAAGTTGGTTAAAGACTTTAACCGTTACTACTCTTCTGAGTTGGTAAATGGTGAGTCGGCTGCTCTTGCCAATTCAACTGGTCAAACAATCAACCTTGGTTTTACTCCAGTAAAAGCAAGCACAGTAAGTATTGCGACATCAGTATCTGGTGTTGGTCCATTCGTAGATAACGGTTCTGGCGTTATGTCAGGTGCTGGTCTTGCGTCTGGTACTATCAACTATACTACTGGCGTTGTTTCTTTGACACTTTCTAGTGCTCCTGGAACTGGTCAAACTGCTACAAGCACTTACCAGTACAACATGGAAGGTAACTCAGTAGTTCCTCAAGTAAACATCGACATCGCTCTTGTTTCTGTTACTGCGAAGTCTCGTAAGTTGAAAGCACTTTGGTCTTCTGAAGCTGCTGACGACTTGAAAGCTCTTCATGGTATCGATGCAGAACAAGAATTGGTTTCCGGTGTTGGTTCTGAGCTTGCTCTTGAAATCGACCGTGAGATCATCGAAGATCTTAAGTCTGGTGCAACTGGTGCTACATCTTCTTTCGATTTAGGCGCGATTCCTTCAGGAATGAAGCAACGTGACTATATCGTTCAGATGTTGACTCAGATGACACTGATTTCAAACCAAATCGGTAAGAACACTCTTCGTGGACCAGCTAACTTTGCAGTAATGTCGCATGACCTTGCAGCATATGTTGAGCAATTGGGTCTTGATGGATTCTTCCGACCAGTGTTCGCAGGAAACCAAGAAGCTCTTTCTCCTGCTGAGGGTCCACAACAATGGGGTGTAATGAAGTTCGGAACGCTTCAACAGCGTTGGACTTGCTACAAAGATCCATATTTGACTGCAAGCAAAATGATCCTTGGTTACAAGGGTTCAAGCTTCGTCGATGCTGGATATGTTTGGGCACCATACGTTCCTCTTCAAGTGACATCTACTTTTCTAGATCCAAATGACTTCAGATTTAGAAAAGGTCTTCGCACTCGGTACGCTAAATTATTTGCGCGAGGCGAGTTCTATGGCATCTTGAATGTTGCCAATGTTGGCAGCTTGACTCCTGGAAACTTCGGTCAAGTTAATTTGAGTTTCTAAGTTATATCAATAGCTTAATGTGTCGCATAAAACGGAGAGGTAAAACTCTCCGTTTTTTATTTCTGTAAATATGCAGACCTTAATGCTCGTGGAGAGTAAAGTTCTTTATCATTAACAGTTCTGCATAAGATAATTTAAACAATTACATCCAATGATAATTTAATATTATATTTTAATTGACGCACATGACAATTATATATTACAACAGTTGTATGTTTAGAGTTGTAAATAAAGTTCCATATGAAGTTAATATCAATTCGATTGATCAATCATTAATTCCACTTAATCCGAGTTGGAATTCAAATCTGCACTCAGTAATCATCGTAAGGGGAGATGTGTTCTTTGTTGATAGGGATATTGCGGATTTTTTAATAACTAAGAGATGTTATTTGACTGGCAATGGTTATGTTTTAGTCCAACTGGTTGGAAGAAAAGAATCACTTCATAGATTGGTTAATAAAACTCGCAAAGGATACATAGCTGACCATATAAACAGAAATAAGCGAGACAATAGATCATGTAATTTGCGAGAGGTTCATAATTCATTAAATAATCATAATCAAAAAAGACATGATGGATTAAAAGGAATTAGACAGAGAAAAACAAATGGCAAATGGGTTGCATCAATCACATCTGCATATGGATCAAGAAATATTGGGACATATTATGCAAAAGAAGATGCAGCAAAAGCCTATGATCTTGCCGCCATAGAAATATATGGAAAAGATGCTAATACAAATTTTCCAATTGAAAACTATAAAATTCCTGAGAATAGATTGATTGATTCGTTAACCCCATCTGTTCCGATTAAAAAAGATATTTATAAAAAATGTAAAGAATGTGAAAAATCTATTTCACGTTTTGTAGATCTTTGTAAATCATGTTCTCAAAGAATAAAAAGAAGAGAAGAGAAAATAAAGAAAGGTCTTAATCCAGTTTTCTATAGAAAAAGGGTTAATGAAAAAAAAGAGATTTGCATTGTTGATGGATGTCTAAATAAGGTATTTTCGGCAAACATGTGCGGAGTTCACTATCATGAATTAAGAAGACATGAAGGATATATTAAGCCACCAAAAGTTCCTAGTAGTAACTATCGTTGTGAAGTTATTGACGATGGTGGAAATAAATGTGGAAGAACTGCTATAAAAATCAAAGAACGACTTTGCTCTACTCATTACAAAGAAAAGTATGGATTATTTAAGACAAAAGGAAGACCTAAATCGGATAAGTCACCATGCAAAATTTGTGGTGAATTAGGCTCTAGATCAACTGGTTTTTGCAAAAAACATTATCTTCAAAACTACAATAAGAGGTTAAAATGAAAACAACACATTTGGTTAAAAATATAGGAAGCAGTTCATACTTAAGATATAATAGAATGAATCTTTTAAACTTTCTTGCTTACGCAAATGCAGTTGATTTTGATTTAAACCAATTAGTCTCAGATCGTGATTTTAAAAAAATAGACAAGATGTTAAAATCTAAAATCACCTCTTATTATGCAGCAAAGCACGATGGTTTTATGAGTTTAGCGGAATACTACAACGGGAAGCCAATTGTTGAGCTTTCATCAATGGTTTCCGAAGCTAGAAGAGATTTTAAGGTTAAGCCAGCGTCATGGTTTAAAACTGAAGATGCATATAAAATATTAAGTACACTGAAAAATGAACATGGAAAAACAAAGGTATTAGATCCATTTCATGGATGGGGATCTAGAGCTATGGCTGCAAAATGTCTCAGTATTGATTATGTTGGTATTGATGCGAACACTCTTCTGCATGAAGAGCTTAAAAGGATCGATAGCTCGTTGAATATTTATAATGAAAATTCTTTTGAATTTAATTATCAGAATATTGAGTTTGATTGTATTTTTACATGTCCTCCATATTGGAAATGTGAAGATTATGGATATAGAATTGGATACGGAAGAACTTACGATATATTTTTAAATGACCTGTGCAATCTTTTCTATAAATTATCTGACAAAGCAAAGGTTCAGATCGTGTCCTTGGAAAATTTCATTTACGATAAAAGTAAGTTTGAGTTTGAGTCAGACTTTGTTGAAAAAATGAGTAAGTACGGATGCTCAATTGAAGAGGTAGTGTACAGAGAGATGAAGAGATCATTTAACGATGATATTCGGAAGCTTAAATACTTTTTGATTCGTTTTTAACCCATAGCATAAAATACCTATATAAATACCCATATTATCCTTTGTAACATTATGGAAATCTGCAATCATATGTGATGTACTACTGTTATGGGGGTTTACATGATTGAAGAATTGAAAAAAGAGGTAGCTGCTCTTGAAGAGCGTTTTGTTTCAGATGAGCCTACTGTTGATGTTGATAAAGATGGTAAGCCAGCAGAGGATCCAAGTTTATCTGATCAGGAAGCCTCACAAAATGATTCACCAAAAGAAAAAGAAGAGATGAAGCCAAAGGAAGAACTACTTCTTGCAATCGATGTTGCAATGGAAGGACTGGCTCTCGCTAAAAAAATAATTGATGCAGTAAATGATGAAAATGCAGAAGAAGTTTTAGACGATGAAGCTTGTGAGAAATTTGAAGATCTTATGGATTTTGTTGAAGATCTTGATTCTAAAATGGATGATATTTTAGATACTGGCGATGACTCTGAAGATCAAGAAATAGAGACAGACTCAGAAGATAAAGAAGAAATTGATTCTGACGAAGACCAAGAAGGGCCTGAAGAAGAGGGTTCTGATGAAGAGCTTGATGATGAAGATTCTGAAGAGGAAGAAGAATGAGTTTTTCAAAAGATAAAATGAAAAAAATGGTATTTGCTGAACTTGGTGGTTCAGCAACACCATCAGCATTGCCTATCGATGCTGCGACAGTTTCTGTCGAATTAACTGACGAACAATTTGATACCGCTTTGATAAGAGCAAAATCATGGTTTTCTGCGAAAAAAGGTTTTGTTGTTTATAGGCCAATAAATGTAAATCCAAATATTGTTGAATATAAAATGAAATCAGATGTGATAAATGTTCTTGATGTTTATTTTAACATTCCTTCTGATGTAGCCGCTTTTTTCTCTTTAGGATTTTTCGATCTAATTCCTTATGGTCCACAGTCAATCGGAAATATTACAGCAAACACAGCAAGTTATTCTGGATTTGCACAGCTCTTATCATATAATGAGGAAAGAAAAAGAGTATTTTCTGTTGAGCCAGATTGGATTTATGATCAGCAAACAAAGAATTTAAACTTAATTGTTCGTCAAGGTGCTGTTCAAAATAACATGGCAATTGTTAAAGCAAAATTAGGTGAATTTGATCCAAGCGTTCTTGATGGTTGGGACGCAGATATTTTCTATCGATATCTTCTTGCTAAATGTAAAGAGATTGTAGGTAGAATAAGATCTAAGTATGATTCAATGCCATCTGCTGGTGGGGTTGTAACACTAGATGGAAAAAGTTTAATTGAAGAATCAAAAATTGAGATTGAAGAATTAAATAAAGAAATTTTTGCTTCACAAGGGCCAGACGAGCCTGTGGTGGGATAATGGATATAGAAAAACTACTTGGCATTACGCCACTACAAATTGAAAAAAAATCTTCAAAAGATCTTATCGTTGAAGTAGATCAATTTGCTAAAGATCCAACGCCAGTTGTTCCTGATCTAGATTTTGATTATTTATTTACAAGCTGGGGATATAAGGAACCAGAAAAACCATATGTGAAAGCTGCTAAAAAGGGCGATGCTAAAGAAATAAAACATGCGGCAACAAAAGAACTTGGTATTAGCGATAAAGAGGAAGATAAAAAGGAAGAGTCTTATATTTCTGCACGAGAAGCCATCAATGAAATGAACCTGTTTGATGGAATATACAAAGCTATTATGCGATCAGTCACACCAAGTACAGAGAAGGAAGAGTCTAAAGAAAAGATCTTTAAGAAGATTGATGAGATCGTAAAGGAATCTTTTGGCGACAATAAGGTGAAGGTATCATCTCCAAAGCGTTATGATGACGAAGAGGTGATGGGAATTAACTATAAAGCCAAGATTGGTAAGATGGATTACGCAATTCATACATACCTTGTAAAGTCATCTAAAGTATTTATGATTTCACTTTGGAACAAAGAAGAGACTAGAATTGAAGAAATGCTTTGTGAGGGGTACTTGCAAGAGAAATTCTATCTTGTAGGATTAGTAAAACAAAGGTTAAAATCTTATTTGGAGAAAAAACATGGAAGTAAAAAATAGTGCTCCTGATCAAGAAAAAATTCAAGGAAGACTCTGTGCCACAGGTCGCGCAAAATATAATTCTGTAGTCGCTGATGGCGGATACATTTTTGTTAAAGATCGCGGATTTATTTGGAATATAGATCCTCTTGATCAAGACCAATATGGTATTTCGATGGATGCTCTCCTTGATTGCGTAGAGCAGCTTGAGAAGATGGGGTCTGTAGATGCTATTAAAAAAGCAGATCATATCCGTGATGCTCAGGGTTGGCTAAATGGCGGCCTTGTTATTCAATCAAAAAAAGATCCACGAATTGTTTGTTCTGTTACTCTTGTGGATCAAGAATACGAAGATGCTGATATAACTCTTCGTTGGTATTTGGATCTAAACAAAATTAGCAAGGCAGCCGTTGGTCCTGCTGAGCGTCCAGTGGACGCAGAAGAATTAAAGGCTGTAGAAAGGGCGCAAGAAATGACTAAAGAAGTAAAGGAATCTATCGATAATCTATTCGAGGATCCAATTAAGTTTATTGGAGAGGGTACTGAGAAAAAAACAGCTTCATTGGATGAATCATTCGATGGATGGGGACTTCCTGTTGTTGAAGATTTTAAGCATGTCGGCGTTGATGCGCTAAAGAAGCCTGAAGAAAAAATGCCAGGAAAAGAGCATGACGAAAAAGATCTTGCCGATAAAGCTGTTCTTCCAGATGCGCCAGAAAAAAAACCAGAACATGTTAAAGGTGCTGGCGAAAAAGGTGATCAGTCACAAGAAAAAGATGCGGCTAAATCAGTTGTAAAACCAGGTGAGCCAGACGATAAACCAAAGCAAGTTGGCGAGAGTGATCTTAAGCATGTAGGTGTTGATGCTATTGAGAAGCCACATGGAGAAGAGGGCGATAAAGATCGTGAAGAAGTAGCTGGTGCAAATGTAGATGTTAAACCAGACTCTCCAGAAAAAAAGCCTGAAGTTATGCAAGGAAAAGGCGCACAGGTTGGTGGAGCTGATGTTAAAACAGACGTTCCAGACAGTAAAGTTAAGCCAGACTCTCCAGAAAAAGAGCCAAAGTTAATGGCTGAACGTATGCAGAAGATCAAGGAAGCTCATAAGCGAGCTATGGATCGTAAGCTGAAAATGGAGAATGAAAAAAAAGCTGCGAAAAAACTGGCTGAAGAAAAAAAAAATCCAACTGAGAAAATAGAAGAGGCAATTAAGCATCCAGTAAAAGCCATGCATTCCTTAAAGAAGCACATGGATGATGCAAATCGCGCCATTCATCGTGCCCATCATTTGGCTGAATGGGCGCAAGGAAAGATGCAAGAAATGCATCAAGAAGTTCCAACAAGTGTTCATGAGAAAGTTAAACATCACCATGGAAAAATGGAAGAAGTTAAAGCTAAACTTCATGAAGCAAAAAAATGCATGAGTGAGATGTGCGAAGAAGCATCTCGCGTTCACATGCAAATGAAGAAGCAATAATCGGGGGAGAAGCGGTTGGGCATATTACTGAATAAACGCGAAAAGAGTTTGTTCGACCGCATCAACTCTGAGGTTTATGTCCTCGCAGGTGCCGAAGATGTTATTTTGTGGAAATGGCAAAAATACTTCGGCAATGTTTCCTCAGTAAGTGGATCTGTAGATTGTCTTTATGGCGAACCAATTCCAAACACAAAACATTATCAGCCATACAAAATCATCGCATATTTTGAACGACCAACTACAACATACGATATCACCGACGAAGGACTTCAGTATGTTAAAGAAGGTAGAGTATATGTTTCTCGTCTTATTTTGGAAAGAGCAAAGGTTCCAAAAGATACTGATGAAAAAGAACATGTGAATGTTGGAGATGTATTTGAATTTTTTAAAAAAGGTAATAGATTTACATTTGAAGTAAGAAACGTAGAAAAAGATGGGTGGATTAACGATCAGGATACATGGACTCAATATATTGCTGATGTCGTATATCTATCTTCATTTGTTCCAGACAAAAAACTCGAAGGTTCAAAATGACAGAGTGGAATAGTTGGATTGATAAATTAATTGAAGATGAAACCTCTGCTGTAGAAGATTATTTTTTTGAGGGTGAAGATCCTCTTATGGAAGCTGGCTTTGTAAAGAAAAAAGCTGGTCGCCCTAAAGGTTCCGCTGAAACTCCAAAACAAAAAGCTGAGAAACTTCTAAGAAAAGCAAAAGGACACTTGATTGATGCTATGAAGAGAATGGAGAGTCTAAGTGGCAGAAATTGAGCATATTGATTTATTGAGTAATGAACTCGATAAGGTCAAAAATTCAAAAGATATTTCAGATGGAGAGAAAGAAAAAATTCTTGATTACATCAAGTCAAAAAGAGCACAAAATTTAATTTTATCTCCAAATCTTTTATCTTCATTTTTAAATTTTGCTCAAGATGTAGGTCTTCCAGCAACTAGAGATATGGTTGAATACTCTCTTGGAAGTAACAAAAAGAAAGCAGATGCTGCTATTACAGCATTGAAGGCTGCTAAAATTTTAGATACATATAGCGTGGCTGGTGGCGTTATGAAAGATATCATCAGACGCACATGGAAAGACGATAAAGAAATTAAGAAAAACCCAGAAGATGAAATAGAAGTTTTTGATTATCATCCAGATTTTATTAGTGAACTTGGTCTAATTATTGGTAAGCTAAAACTTAAGAGTGAGGAAATTATGAGTTCAAAAAAGATCATCCAAGAAGGTAAGGAAATTTTAAACAAGCTTCGTCGTGAAATTGAAGTTCCTCATTTAATTAATGAAGCTCATGAGCCAAGGGATGATGAATCGGATTTCTTTAATCATTTAAGTGATGATGTTGTTGAGCAACTCATGGATGGGTTGTTGTTGGTTGTTAGTGAATTAGAGGCTCAAGGTAAAATTAAAAAATTCAAAAAACCAAGTGATGCCAAAACTGCATTGATGGCTGCGATTCGAAAAATGTACCAGTCTCGTGGATTGGTAGGAAAAGAAGCAAGAAAGCTTCAAAAATCTGGATCTAAAAAAATTATTCGACAAGCAAAGAGAGATATTCAAAAGGCACAATAAATGATTTGGATTATTGGTGGTAGTGGAAACATTGGTGTTTCCATTTCCAAGTTGTTAAATTCAAATGGAATACCTTTTTATAGTACGAATTCTGAATTCGATATTAAAAATTTTCATTTATTAGAAAAAGTATTTGTTAAGCATCCAGTTCCAAATCTAATTATTAATTGCGCTGCCGCAACCAATGTAGATTGGTGCGAAGATCATGAGCATGAGGCTATGCATATTAATGCATTAAGTATGCATAATATTGCGCACATAGCTAAAAAATATAATTCAAAATTAATTCATATTTCAACTGACTATGTTTTCGATGGCTCATTTGATGAGCCTAGAACGGAAATAGGTACTGTTAACCCAATTCAAGTTTATGGTAGATCAAAGCTTCGTGGAGAAAAAATAGCTGCTGATAATGGAGCTATTGTTGCCAGAGTTCAGTGGGTGTTAGGTCACAGAAATAATTTTGTTAAGTGGATAGTTGATTGTTTAAAGAATAAAAAAAGATGCACTTTATCTGTAGATCAATTTGGATCACCATGCTCATCAGATTATTTAGCTGAAAAAATACTAAATATGACAAATCTTGTCCGTGGACATATCTATCACGTTACTCATGATGATTATGCAAATAGATATGATGTCGGAGTTGAAGTTGCCAATATTTTAGGCATAAATCCAGATGGCATACTTATACCTGTTAAAAATTTAAAGTTTGGCAAGGCAGAAAGACCTCTTAACACGAGGCTTTCAAATGAAAAATATAAGAGACATTTGGATGTAAATGAGTCAGATTCTTGGCGTACTGATTTAAAAAAATATTTGTCAACATTGTGAGGGGATAGTGTTGTCATCATCATTGATTCGATATTACGAATTTTTTCCAAATGTCTATCAGAAGACAGAGCTTGGATGCCTGATTTTCAATGATAAAGTATATCATGATGATAGGGGATCGTTTCTTCAGTCATTTCAAATGAAATCTTTTACTGAAGAGTATAGACGAAACTACATTGATACAAATCTTAAGATATTTACTCAGGATAACATTTCATGGTCAAAAAAGAATGTTGTTAGGGGTATGCATTATCAAAAAACAAGACCACAGGGAAAGTTAGTTAGAGTCCTAAGTGGCAAGGTTATTGATGTTGTTTTGGATATAAGACAAAATTCTAAAACATATGGTAAGACCGAATGTTTTCTTTTAAATAACCCAGAAAGATCTCTATATGTACCGGAAGGAATGGCTCATGGATATTGGGCCATTGTAGATTGTATTTTTTCATATAAATGCACAGATGATTATGTGAAAGAGGATGAAGGTGGAATCAATCCTCTTGATCCAAATATTGAGTGGCCGTGGAATAAACACATGGATGGACTGATAGTTTCGCCCAAGGATAGGGCTTTACCTTTTTTTAATACTTGAAAAGATATATTAATTCCTATGTAATATTAATGTTTCCAATTGATTGGAAATGTTGGGAGTTGAATTATGTTAGGAATAGTTGCGGCTGGCGGAAGCGGTACTCGTATGCTTCCTATTACAAAATATATCAATAAACATCTTATATCCTGCGATAAAGAAACTCTGATGATTGATTATCCTCTTCGATTTATGAAGAAAAATGGGTTTAATGACATCGTTGTTGTTACAGGATCTAGTCATGCTAGTCAGATTGTTGATTATGTTGCTGATGGTAGTAAGTATGGATTTAATAGAGTTGAATACGCATTTCAGCCAAAACCAGCAGGTATTGCTGATGTCTTGAAAAGAGTCTCTCATCACGATGTTTCAGATGGAGTTATGTTGATTCTTGGAGACAACTATTTTGGAAATTTTGAAATTCCAATTTTAGCTAAAAACTTTGCCGTATCTTTTGAATACGATATTAAAGATATTTCTAAAGCAAAATCATTTGGGCAGATTATTGGATCTTGGGATGATAAGACAATTGATATCGTTGAGAAACCACAAAATCCAACGCATTCAAGAATACTTACCGGACTTTATGTTTTTCCTGCCGATGTTTTTGATGTTGTAGAATCCCTTAGTCCAAGCTCTAGAAATGAGCTTGAGATTACTGATTTACTAAGAATTTATTTAAAAAAAGATCAATTACAGACCATTGTTATTAATGGCGAGTGGGCTGATCTAGGTGAGTGGGAAAGTTTAAAAAAATTTTGGAAATCAAGGAGTGATTTATGATGGAAGAAAAAGAAGAAGTTAAGCCAATTGATCCAGAGACTATTCGTCGTCCATTTGTAGTTAAAATGGAGGCTGGTGTTGCAAAGAGATTTATTAAAGCATGTCAGGCCAAGGGAGTTTTTGTTAGGGAAACTGTTCGTCAGATGATGATTGATTTTTCTGACTCAGTTCTTGGAAAGGAAGAGAAATGACATTTTCAGAAGAACAAATAGAGAAGGCTGTAAGAGAAGCAATGAATAAAGTTGATGAGCGTGGATTAAGTGCTCCACCAACATCAACTCGCGGCTTAACTTTAGAAACTCCATATGGAACTTATGAAATGGGCGCTATATTTAAAGCTCAGACAGTTAAGGGTTCATATAATTATATTCTATTCTTGATGGTTTATAATGATTTTGTTTATTACGTTCATGGAGACAGAGCTAAGAAAGTTTCAAAATCTCATTTTATTAACCTAATTGAAGCTGGTGATTTGGAGTACACTCCAAGAGATAAGGCAGATCCAGAAAGATTATCACTGTCTGTACTTGGAATGATGGCTATGGCTAATGGTGTTCCATTTAATGACTACATGAAAACAGTATGGGGCCATGGCGAAGGTAGCGATGCCAATCAATATGGAGTAGGATAATGACATATGTTCTCCATATCAATAAAACCAAATGCAAAATGGAAAGAGGCATCTCAGCTCTTTGAAACAATTGATAAAAGATATGAATGGTTCCAACTTCAATTTGGAAGACGAGCCATGGTTATTTTTTATAAAATGCTTGGTGATGAAATTAAGAAAATAAAAAATACACCAAGATCTTATCGTAAGCGTTTGGTTATGGCTGAAATTAGAGATACAGCGAAAAAATCTTGGTTTGCCGTTGCTGTAAAAGCTCAGCCATTAAGTAAGACTGAGTTCAGCACTCAAGATACAGTATTAAAAGTAGTATCTAGATTTCCAGATATGGAAGGATTTGATCCAGTAAGGGATATTCTTCAAGAATATGGTCCATGGACTGCTGAAACTATCCCATTCATTCCATCAAAACGATATGCTGTTATCGTTCCAGAGAAAGCAAGATCTGATCGAGTTAAGAGGACTACTATTGAGAATAAGAAAAACTCAATGAAGGTATCTATCTTAATGAAAGAAAATCATATTACTTATGATTCAAGGTTTGAAATTACTCAAAAGCTGCATCTTGTTGAAGATATTGAAAAGGCAGTATGGGAAATTGAATTTGCGAGAACAAACAGAAGTCATCCGCATTGGACTAAAACTATAAGAAAATTCAGGTCAGAGATTATTAGAAAAATGATGAATCAAAGGGATATGATTGCCGTTATGACAAACAGTAAGTTCTCTAAATATAAAACTAAAGTAAGAATAAGAAATAAATTAAACACTCAAGATCTTAGAAATATGGAAAAATTCATTAAGAGAATTCAGAGGCAAATGTAATGGATGTTATAGATGAGGCGTTAAGTAATATTTTTGATGAATTTGATAAAGAAGATAACGAGGAATTTGCTGATTTCTTTTTAGAGTGCTATTCTTTTCTAGTTGATGAAGAATATATTGACGAAGTTCCTGATAAGGAATGTGATGATGTAACTAAAAATGAATGGATTCGTGACAATATTCCTGTCATGCGTCAATTTATTGAGGAAAAAATAAATGATTCCAGTTTGGGATAAGAAAACAGGCGATGTTTGGATTCGAAGTTTTGATGAGGGGATTGTCAAGGGTCTTGGTGCTGTTCCAGACCCAAGTGATCCAAATGATCCATGCTATGCTGTTATGGTCCCAGCGTTTTTTTCAACTGATCCTACAGAAAAAGTATCTGTTTACATATCTCAGCCAAATATGATTTATCGTCCAAAAAAGGTTCCATCAATTACAATCGCAAGAGATGATTTTTCTCCAGCATTACAAAGATGGATGGGCGTTGGACAGCTTGAGTATAGAGCTGGAGTATCTGGTACTGAGATGGTTCTTAGTAACGGAGTGTCAGGTTATGCGCAATATGTGAGTAAACCTCAAGCTATGCCATATGATTTTGTGTATTCAATAGTATGTTCTCATACTTCTGACAGAATGGTTCAAGGATTATTAAGACTTGTGTTGAAATCGTATCCGCCAGTAGGTAAGCTATTTGTGAATGATTCTTTAGGATTGTTGAGGTCGTATGAAGCAAGATCAGAAGGACCAATTCCAACAACTAAAGAAAATATTGATGTCGTGAACAGATTTGTTAGTTATACTATTACTGTTCGTGTTGATGGTGAAATTGATTTATCAACTCCATCTACATCAAGTTCTGTCAGTGGTTTTGATTTAATAATGTCACGATGGTAGTTGTCGTGAACCCAACATGATGTTGGAGTTGATTAAGGATGAAATAAGACACGAAGGAGTGTGGCAATGCCAGAATTTCTTTCACCCGATGTATTTGTTCAAGAAGTAAAAGGGACATCAGCCGCAGTACCACCTGCCGCGACATCTGCTTTAGCAATGGCAGGTTATTCGCCACGAGGTCCTGAAGGAAAAGCATATCTCTCATCAAGCTTTGCGGAATTTGTAAGACGATTCGGAAGTTTTTCAAAAAAATCTTTCAATTGTTACAATGCCGCTGCTTACTTCCAAAACGGTGGAAACCGTCAATGGTTCGTTAGACAGCTTCATAGCGATGCAACTGCTGCAAGTGGAAATTTTGATGTAGCATACAATGCTGTCGCAAGCGGAAGAGGTGTGTGGGCAAACGATATGGAAGTTGAGATCTCAGGAGATCCAAACTTCTATGACCCAGCAACTGCTGAATATTCTCGCTTTAGTTTATCAACTAAAGTTATGGATTCAATCAGTGGCCTATTACAATCAAGCGAAGTTTATGACCTTCTAGTTCTAGATGATGCTGAAGATCCTAACTATATCGTTGAAGTTTTAAAAACTTCAGAGGATATCGTTTTATCTGCCGTATCTGGCGGAATCCCTGCCGCTTTAAAACCAGTTCCATTTTCAAATGTTTCAATTGGAACAGGAGATGGATCTCAAAACTCATTCTCAACATCTTTATCTGGACAAGCTCCAATTGCAGAAGGTCTTTTGACTATTTCTGTAAGTGGTGTACCAGTTGGACAAGATGATGGTCTTGGTAATCTGATTGCAATTTCTGGATCAGTGTCAGGAACTATCAATTATGTGACTGGTGCATTGTCAGTATATATTTCACCTGCTCCAGCAAATACTGCTGCGATTACTGCTGCTGGAAAGAAAAAACCAGCATCTTCAGTTGTTGCAACTCTTGCTGGCGGTAATGATGGATCGCTTGTAACTGCTGCCGATGTAACTGCTTCAAGTTTAAAAATAACTAAGCAGGGTATTTATGCGTTCGATGATGTTGAAGAGCAGCTATCACTTGCGCTACCAGATTTTGTTGGCGATGTAACAACTGACCTTATTTTGATTGGATACGCTGAAGGAAGAAAAGATGTTCTTACTCTTTTAACTCCTGCTGCTGGATTGACTCCTCAAGCTGCTGTTTCTTATCGAAGAAATACACTAAAGTCTCAATCGAGTTATGCAGCAATGTACTATCCATGGGTGAAGGTTGCTGATCCTCTAAATAACAACAGATCTAAGCTTATTCCAAATCTTGGTCATATTGGTGGACGTATTGCATACACCGATATTAATGAAAATGTTGGTAAGGCTCCTGCTGGTGTTATTCGCGGTCAGTTGCAATATATTGTTGGTGTAGAAAGAATTCTTTCTAAAACAGAAAGGGACACTCTTTACACAGCTCAGATTAATATGATTCGATCAGATGCTTCGGTTGGTACTGCAATTTGGGGAAATAAAACTCTTCAAATCGTTGGTGACTTTACTGATGTAAACATTCGACGAACATTTATTAATCTTGAGAAAGAACAATATCAGGCTCTTCTTGATATCGTGTTCGAAAACATCGGACCAGCTACGTTCTCACTGATTCAAACAAGACTGTCTTTGTATCTAGAAGACAAATTCTTGCGTGGAATCATTGGTAGTGGAGTTCTTTCTAAGGCACAAGCTTTCAAAGTTGTTTGCGATGAAACAAACAATCCAGAAGCTGTACAACTACAAAAACGAATTGTAATCGATGAATTCATTAAGCCAGATATTGCTGCTGAATTTATTCATCTTAAACTTCAGCGCGTATTTGACGCTTCACAAGTATAAGGGGTGAAAAATGGCTGGAACAGCTAGAAGTCAATCGACAGATCCATTCTTGTTAAATCGCTTTCATGTCACTGACACTGAAGGCTTTTTGAACTTGGCAACCCCTGCTGCTGGTTTTCAGAACTGTACAATGCCTCAAGTAAATCTTGAGACACATGAATATTCTGAAGGCTTGTGGACTTACCGTAGAAAGTTTGTTGGAACAGGTACATTTGATGACATCACCATGAGTAAGGGTGTTGTTAAAAATGATACATCTTTCTATAAATGGGTTATTGGTGGAGCTGAAGGATATAAATATAGAACAAATCTAATTATTAAGCATTATCATCGTGATGATGTTGTTGGATTGCTAGATTTTTCAAGTGCAAAACCATATCGAGAAATTCGTCTTTACAATGCCATTCCTGTGAACACAAAATTAGGATCTGATTTTGATGCAATGGGATCTGATATTTCAATCGAAGAAGTAACTATTTCTTACGAATACTTCAGATTGATTATTAACGGAGTAGAGATCACACCAGCTAACGCATAAGGTGGCTTATGTCAGTAGCATCGTTCCTTGATCGTAAGGAAAGAATTTCTGACGTGTTAATGAACTTTCATTTTCACGTCTTTGATGTAAGCGCAACTATTCCGGTTGCGCTGAGTCTTGTTTATGGATTTCAACATTGCACAGCTCCAGAATTAACAGCAAATACAAGAGAAATTAAAGAGGGTACATTTGAGTATCCTCATCATGTATTAGAATCTGCCGCAGCATCTGAAATTAATTTTACAAGAGGCGCTAAGTTTTTTGATTCTGATTTTTATGATTGGATTACTGGATATATTCGTGGAGAGCAAAATCAAAGAAGAAATTTGTTAATAGTTCAATACAGTCAGATCAATTCAAATGCTGCTGTAAATGCAAGAGGTCCAAATCTCGTTACTCAAGGTATTTCATTGCAACCATTGTATGATTTGGTATCAAGAATTCCTGCGAGGGCATGGTTATTGTATCAATGTGTTCCTACGCAATATAAGTCATCGTCAGATTTTGATGCGCAATCTCATGAAATATCTTTACAAACATTAACAATAAAGATGAGGCATTTCGAGGAGTTTAA